GCTTGTGTATCTGAGCCGTGTTTGAGTGACCAAGCGCAGAGGTAACGTGACCGCCTGTCGTAACCACATCGGCGTTTGTTAACACCACATCAGCGTTAGTCAGCGCGAGGTCATCTGCCGCCGCGTTTTCGCTTACTAAAGCAGCAGCTGCGCTTTCAGCGGCAGCTTCAGCTGATGCCAATGCTGTTTGTTGGATTTGTGTGGTTGTACCAGTGTTCTTGAAGAAGCTAGTCGAAGCTGCCATGTCTGTTGTCCTCTTTAATCGGCGTAGGTGTAGGCTGGCTGTAGCACCTGAGTACCGCCGTTAAGTTCTTGGTCATTGGCTTGTTCTTGGATTTCCATGAGGAACTGATTGAACTTGTTTTCAAAGACTGCAGCACGTTCATCTAGATAAAAGTCGGCAGAGTAGGCCAATGCCCCATAAGTTATTAAATCTGGGGCAACAGCTGCCAGAGTGTTCTCATCGCTATCTGCAGTCATTGGTGCAAATTCACTGTAATAATAAAGAACCAGACTTCCAGAAGATGGTTGGGGATGTATCAGAAGGTTCTGTTGCTGGCGTGTGAAATACTTGGGTGTGCCTTGAAATGCGTTTGCCTGATAAGGTCTCATTTTCCCCATCGGTATCCGTTGCAGCTCAGTATCGTTGTAATACAGGCTAATAATTTCCAAGAAATCAGTTGGTAAAGTGATTTGCGATGTAGCTGAGTTTATCGAAATTGTTGTCACACTTTCGTTCAACGGTGTTCGCAGTTGACGCTGAATACGGGCGATAGATTGGTCGATGAATGTTGTTGTAAGGGCTGGTGTAATATCTGAGCGGTTCAGTAGTGCCTCGAAATGACTTTTAATATCGCCGTAATTCATAATTTAAGCCCTGCCCGTTTTCTTTTTCTTTGGTTTCGCTGTCGCTGCAGCCTTGCGAAAGTTAGTTGCCGTAGGCGCACCTTTGTCGCCAGCCGACCGCATCTTTTCGCCCGAACCAGCAGCAATTCGCTTTCGTTTCTTGTGGATGTTTGCATAGAGACCGTTACCCATTAGTAAGTTCCCTTGGTTTTCTTCAGGCACTTGCCAGCTTTCCTGCACTTAGCTTTGGTTTTGCATGATTTGCATAGGGTCATATCGTTCTCCTAAATGGTTTTGTCTGTTGTTAAAAAGCCGTCCAAGTTTTCAGCCTTCAATCTGGCAACAATCTCTGCGCCAGTGATGTTTCTATCTGCCATTATGTCGAAGCCTTCACGTTGCCACTTCTCGACCACAACAGTCGGAATTGAGGCCACACGCATGAAATCACCTTCGCGCTGACCACGGCTGGCATCTCGCTCTTGCTTGAGGCCATCCAGATACCATTGAGGTATGTGCTGCGTGTGTTTTCGGGTTAGTGTTTCGTCATCTTCTTCAACGAAATCGGTATTGATGCCGATAAGGTTCGTGTCACGTTTTGACATGAGTTCTCCTATTGGTGTTTTTATGTGGGGTGTTAAGAGAGACGAGAGGCGCGACAAGGAGAGCAAATTCGCACCCCTCGCCCTCTAACTGTTTAGCTTAGGCCAGTAATCATACCTGAGTCTGAATACGACATATGCTTAAGTGAGTATTCGCCCACGATTGCATGACGGTCGCCATCTTGCAGCTTTGCGAGAAGTGTACGTGTGAACGGACGCAGTACGCATGAGCGGAACATGGTTGGGTCAATAAGCAACGCATGGGTGCTTAAAAGGTGACGGTTCAAAATGACACGGTATTCACCGTATGGACTGCAATTACTTCGCTTCAGTTCGCTAAACTGAAACCGCCTTTGAGGCTGCTCATAGTTTCCTATGAGATGAGACTATATCATCATCGCTGTTCGCAATGCTCTGCGCTTCCACCTCGCTTGAGATGTACTCCATATAGGATAGTCGTTGCACCTTCCCTTTTCAGGGCTTGGCTCAGGATTGCCCACAGCTAAACTGTTTGGGTGTTCCCTGAGTTCACAGAGTTTAATGTACGCCAGTTGTCCTCAGTTAACGTACAGGTCAATCGCATTGACCAAGGTCTTATTGCCATCATTGATTTCACGGCTACGTCCAGAAGCGGCTGTAAAGCCCGCAACAATCTGTGCGTCTTTTGGGGCAATCATGAAAACATTCGGGTCTGAACCATTGTTGTAACAATCCTCACCCAGCTCCAGAAGCTTTGCCTCTGTAAGTGGGTCGGTAGCGTTTGCACCAGCATCCACAGTCGTTGAGATTTGCGGCATAACGCTATCCATCTCACGAGCTGTTGAGGCGTCACCAGTTACCTTGGTATTGTCCTGTCCAACGTATGCAAATTCTAGGTCACGCTTGATGGATTTTAGGGCTTTTGACAGCTGATGAGCCGTTTCTTTTGCTCTTCCATGCAGCCGTATAGAATCTGCCGTGGCTGTCACTTCGAACACATCTGAAAGTATCTGAGTGTTGTTAGTACGTAAGGTTGTTGGTGAACGAGCTACGTTCACAAAATCTGCACCCTCAACTGCCTTATTATCGGCGGCATTTGGAAGCGCATCTTCCATCCATTCAAATACACGAGCATTCACTTTTTCGGATTTGATAAGGGAAGTAAAAGGGGTGTCTGTGGGCGTAATCGAAGTGATAATCGAGCTTACGTCCTCTGCTTTACCTACTTGGTCGTAGGTGGAAAATTCATTTGCCATGTGGTTAGTATTCCTTTTTGGCTATTGGGTTTATGTTTCCCAACGCTTCAAAAGTACCTCGGCAATATCGTCTATGTCGTTCCCTGCAGACTGCGCCAGCTTTGCCTCTGCATCTTGGATGCGCTTGGCTTTCAGCTGCTTGTTATTCGCCGGTGACTTATTAGATTTAAGTACCTTCTTGGCGACACGCTTTTTCTTTGTGGTGGTGACTTGCTTGGCTTGGTCGTAAAGACGAGCCTTGTTAAGCACCTTGATAACCACAGGGTCTACGTAGTTGTTGACTTGTTCTTCGGGCAGTCCAAGCCCGATAGCATATGACCTGATATCGTCATAAAGCTGGTTGTTCCATTCAGGTATGTCTTGCTCCAGAACTTTTACAGCCTCTTTGGCTGCATCTTGCATCTTTGCTTGTTGCTGGTGCTTTAACCCGTCATAGAACTGGTTTGCTTCTTCTTTGATAAATTTCAGGTCATTGTATGCGTCCTGAGCTTCTTTGCGCAGCTGCGTGAAGTCAGCGTCATCCAAATTCTTCGAAGCTAAAATCATGTCAACTTCTGAATATGGTTGGTAGCGTTCTTCAGCCTTCTGCACCATGCGCTGCAGGATAGCATCGGTTTTGCCGATATTGTCTTCAGCCTCTTTGCGTTGAGCTGCTACTTCTTGAGACTTTCTGGTAAGGCTTGCTTCTTGCCCGTAAAGACGCTTCAAATCTTTGATAGATGCCTGTTTGGTTTCGCCTTCGACTGAGATTTCAATGAGAGTGTCATCGTCAACTTCGACAGTTTCCTCTTCATCATCTTCTTCTTGGTCTTCGGTTTCTTCCTCTTCTTCGTCAGGGTCTACCTCTTCATCTTCATCATCTAGTTCGACTTCTTCAATCGCCTCATCTTCCTGCTCTTGGACATCTTTAGTCTCGTCATTGTCCTGAGCAGTAGCCTCTTCCGTAGCTTGTTCTGATGGCTGGTCATCAGCGTCTTCCCATCGCTTCAAAAGGGCGTCAGCCGCTTCGTTAACATCTAACGCTTGCGGCCTCTGTTCTTGAGATGTTTGCACGTTATCCATGGTGCTATTCTCCACTGTTATCGTTGGTCTCAGCTTCACGCTTGGTCAGAATTTCGTCACGAATTGCCACACGCTGCTTTAGCGTATGGACAACTCCGACAAGACCTCTGTAGTGAAAGTAAGACTGTTCTCTTTGCTCGGCTTCTTCAGGTTTCGAGTTAACAAATCCCTGGAATGCCTCTTCTACTAGACTGTTCACGATGCTATTGAACGTGTTGTTTTTCAATAACTCTTCAGCCTGATTACCTTGGTCATACAAGGCATCTTCGTCTTGCATAGAATTCTCTCCTTAAAGTTGTTTATTAACCAGTCGGACTGACGATACCTCGTCTGTCCTCTGTGGTTTTCAGCAGTTCCAATTCGCCTTCATCGACCTTCTGCTTGTGAGCAAATTCTGCTTCACGTAAGTCTTGCTGGTCTGACTGGAGTGCAAATTGAGATTGTGCTTTGGCTGCATCAAGTTCCATCTTGCTGGCTGCTTGTTGCGCCTGTGTCGCCACTTTCTGTTCAGCAACGGCTGTTTGACGCTCCTGAAGCTCCATTTGCTTCTGAGCCATTTGCGCTTGCATCTGTGCTGCTGGGTCAGGCTGTGGGGGTGGTAATTGCTCTGGGCTTGTCAGGTATTCATTCACGTTGAGAATGCCCTGCTGCTCCAGAATTTGCTTCATCATGTTGTATTTGTTTTCCATGCCGTATAGCGGCTGGAGCGTTGGGTCTTGTGACATAAGGGTGTGAAGGGCTAGATACTTCTGTGCTTCACGCTCCTGTTCGCCATAGCCAAGCTTCATCTCGACCATAACGTCACGCTTTTCTTTCCAAGAGCGTGGGTCAATTTCAACAAAGCCCCCTGCTATATCAACGACCTTTTCGTACTGCTCGTTTTCAACTACTAGTCTGTAGGCTTCGTGATATAACGGCTTCAGAAACTGCATAGCGAAATTTCGAGATATGATTTTGGCTCGTTGCTGGCTCATGGTGGCAAGTTGCTCAACCATGGCAGCTGAATTTTGTTTGCTTATGGCATCCTTGTTCATCCCAGTGCTGAGTGAGCTAACTGAGGATGTTTCTTCTTTTTCGTCATCAAGCAAGTTGATGGTTTGGAAAATGAAGGGGTTCAGCGGTGCTTGCGGCATCGGCATCACCGCATCAGGGCGGGTCACGTTCACGATGCCCCCGACTTTGTTCGAAATTAGCTCTCTGGCGTTAGTTAAGCCACCTTTGACAATCATGTATTTTGGATTGTTCGCAACGACCGCATGGTCAAGAATTGACCGTGTCAGAACGGTTTTGGCGTTCTGTGTCGCTATCAGCTTGCTTGCGAAGTTCGCACCGTAAAAGCTGTGGGGCGTTGGTAATGGTGTGAAAGTGATAAACGGGCGTCTATCGACCTTTTCCATCTCCAGTATCTGGTTACCAGCTTTGACCACTTTATGAAGCGTAGCCTCACCCGTAGCATCGGGGTCAATTCTGATATATGCCTCGTAAACCATGATTTCACGAACTTGGTCGATATAGCCGTGAGCATGGTTTCTGCGACCACCACCGATTTGCTCGAACCTTGCGAGTATCTCAGGGTCAGTCTCTAGCTCTACGTCTTCATGGTCTGTCCCAATCAGCGAGATTTTGTCTTCATCATCTGGGTACATCTGGCGCAATTCGGTCAGGCTTTTACGTGTCCGGTGCGCACAAAAATCAACATCCAGACTAGGAGCTTGGGCTTGGATTAGAAACTCTTCTGGGGCAATCGGCTCAATGCGTACCTGTGATACGTCTATTTTGCGTTCAATCGTGCCTGAGATAAGCCCAATCTCGTTGGTTTCGCTGTCTACTAGCTCAATGTCGTCATCAGCTAGCAGTAAGTCTAATTCGTCTTCTGTAAGGTTCTGAAATTCTTCTTCTTGCGGCTCTGTAATCTGCTCCCAGTATATTTTACAGACACCGACACGTGCCATCAGGCCATCTAAAATAACCTGTTGCGCCACACCGAAAAAATCATTCTGGCGGTGGATTACATAATCTGTATAGGCAGAACAAATTTCAGCTGTTTGAACGTCCTCTGGGCCAGTAGGAGCAAAGCGAACAATTCGGTTTCCGGCTGCAAATGTCTCAAGGAGCAATGCAGACATTGACTGAACGCCAGCCCATACATCTTGGCTGATGTATTTGCTGTTGGCATCGTGTGCCGGTGTAGGCTTTTCGGCGTTGTAATACTCAGTGACCTTTTTGCGTTCTTGGCTCAACTCACTGTCGTAATAACCTACGGCTGATTTGATGTTCAGCTCCAAAGCCTTCAGGATATCGCCGTCATCCATAGGCTGGTAATCATCTATTTTTGCCATTAAATCATTTCCGTATAAAGTTCGTCAGGTGTTTCAACAGCTTCCCATGACCCTTCGTGGACATAGTTAGCCAAAGCCAAGCTCATAACGCAGTCGTCATGACAGCCGTGTTCCGCTTGCATCGCCCCAGACTGGGTTACGATGTAAGTCAGCATTTCCCTGATTGTAGTTTTGTCGTTTAGCTCCAGCTCGTTTTCACGCATCGCTGCTCTGAGCTGGTCAATGACAAGAGGTTTGGATTTTGCAGTGGTTGTAAAACCTAGCTTGACCGTTTCTTTATCAGTCGTCTTATCGTGCTGAATTTCAGTGTACATACAAGGATAAGCCATGTCCTTACCCAGACGAGTAACCGTGAGAATGCCATGGCTATTGTTTTCACAACAGATAAGAGCTTCGTTGTAATACGTTCCAAGATGGAAAAGAACTTCCGCAAAATAGTCTGGATGAACATGACCCCGCCACGTAGCCACTTGACGCTTTTTGCTGTCCAAGACTTGCGCGACAGACCAGTCTCCATCTTTGATGCCCATTGCAGTATCTGCACCCACAACATAAGTTTCTCCTGCGTCATGTTTTCTGTAAATTTGTAGTTCACCACGTGAGTGGTTGACCCATTCGTCTGTTTCCAAAGCCA